GCCAGCACGGATACCCATAACTTGACTGATCTTATTACCGTCTGCATCTTCTTTGAGCTTCATCTTCTTCATTGCTACAACAATACTAGAAGCATATATAAAGCCTTGTCCACCTGATATTTTATCATCAGGATCAAACATATCTTGCGATGCATATGTGTGGTTAGTACAAACTAAGCCTACATTATGTGCGCCAATCATGTTAACTGTGTTACGGACTAATGAAGTTAGTGCTTTAGGCTTACGACCCATATCACCTTTCATGTCACCCTTGTTAAACTGATCAACATCGGTTGGTGTTAATAACATACCCAGTGAGTCAATTACAAACATTACTTTAGGACGATCTTCTTCATCCATTGCTTTGTAATCTGTCATAAACGTTGCTATAGTTTTAGCAACATCATCAATCATACTCATGCTTAGTTTGAGTAGTTTTGATTCATCACAGTCAACACCGAGTGCTTCTAACCATGCTTGATCAAGTGCATTTTCTGAGTCAATTAAAACTACATATATGCCTTGTTCTTGTGCATGTTTTACAATATTACCTGCTGCAAAGTAACTCTTACCTGCACCAGACTCTCCTGCAAACACTGTTACCTTACCAAGCGGAACACCTTTGTTAAAGTCTCCACTAATAAGATAGTTTAGTGCATATGAGCCAGTACTTACCCAATCCGTTGGATCGTTAAAGCCACTACTCATGCCTTGAATAGACTTAGTTAAGTCTTTTCTAAATTTACTTACGTCAAATGATTTAGCCATTTTCTCTCCTATATTAAAGTTTGCTTCTACTAGCGTTTGGAACGTTGACAGGTAAACCGTGAATCTCTGTTCTCGAGTTTGCTAGTAGAAGCATGTTGCTAACCGTTGTTTTGTCTGTTACGGATCATTGCAAGTATATCACTTGCGTCACCGCCAGTCTTAGGTGCTTCAGTTGGTGCTACTTCAGCAGCTGGTGCTGGAGTTGCCTCTGGAGTCGGTGCTGGTGCTGGTGTAGCAGCAGGCGCACTTTGGCTAGTTGCAGTTGCTTGTGGAGAAGCAGCTTTAGTTGGATCACCTGTACGTGCAGCCATTCCGCTTGGGCGGAAGTAAGTGCTCCAACGTTCTGGATCATATGCTTCACCATCTACACTTGCTTCAAACATTTCTTTAATAACCTTAACTGCCACTTCATCTGGCTTTTTAGGAAGGAAGTCTGAAAAGTTAAATAGACCATGTGTATTTACAGCATTCATTTGTGTATCGTCTAATGGACGTTCTCTACGTGCCCAATTACTTGTGCTGTAGTCTGCATATCCACCTTTAGATGTTTTGTTAAGACGAAAGTCTACACCAGCAGTATAATCTGTTGGTAATTCTTCCATATCTGGATCCATTAGTGCCGCTTTAATAATTTGGAAAATTTGTGGTCCAATAATAAAACGTCTAATTGGGTTTTCAGGTGTGTTATCATCTGATAACGGATTGTCTGTTACAAACCCTTGGAATACATACGAACGCTTCTTCCAATACTTACGACCCATGTCTTCTAAACTTGCGTCTTTAAACCAAGGACGTACCTCAGTTAGTACTGGACAGCTTTCGCCGTACATTTCCATACATGGTACTTGTACCTGTACTGGGCGTGAGTCAGTCTCACCTTTAATACCCGCAAATGGAAGTTTGATCATCAAACGTTCTTTCCAAAAGAAAGTGTTTGTATCATCTCCATCAGGAAGGAAACGTAGAGTTGCACTCTCGCCTTCTTTGATATTCCAAAATGGGTAAATTGCGTTGTCGCCGCCGCCGCTTTGTGAACCACTTGAACGTGATTCTTGTTCTTTCAGTTTTGCTCTGATTTCTGCTAGTGATGCCATAATTTAATGCCTCCTATATGCCTTATATGGTTTTTTATGTGCCTAGTTAAAGTGTAACACATGTAGTACATGTTACACTCTTTTATTTATAAAGTCAAGTGTTTTCTTAACTTTATTTTGAATCTTTTACAATTCAAATTCTTTTATGCCTATTATAAGCCTGATAGCTCTCTTATTCTTGCTATCTCTTGTGGCTCTTCTGTTTCTTTGTAACCCATTACTTCTGCTACTTTGTTATTGATCATTTCAATAAATTGTTTAGCAGGTGTAATAAATTTCTCACCGTAGTCTTTCTCTACCATTGTTAGTACTGCTGTTTCACCTTTTGGAAACTGTCCGTTTTCTCTATCAAAGTAACTTAGTATGAACTCGCCTAATGGAGTCTTTTCGTCCTTTTCAAGTGCATTGCCTTCGTCAGTATTATCAATCATGTCAGCTGCTTTTTCTACGTCTTCTTCATCCGGGGCTTGTTTGCCTACAACTTTAGCAAACTCGGAATGCAATGCATTTGAAATAGGAGCAAGTTCTGGTGCTTTATACATAGCGCCAAATGGATCATCCATAAATTCGTCTTCACCAAACTTCTTTATCAATGCCGCACATTCGCCTTTTTCCATTGCGTCAGTAGGAATACCTGAGTCTAAATAATATTTGAAATAGCCATTTGCTAAATCATAAGCATCATATGAACGCTTGCCTTCGTATTTGCTATACCAAGCCTGAAGAGCATCTTTATCAATGCCTTCATTAGTGTCATCAGTTAAACCTTCGTCCATGTTATCGACTATTTGTTCAATCACGCCTTGGATAATATCATCTCTATCGTCGTCAGCATGTAAGCCGTGTTCCATACCGTATTCGGTAATTTCTTGGTCAAGCTCTTGATCGCTCATGCCCATTGCTTTTGCTAGTGCTTCTTCGCCGCCTTTTTCATATGCTGACATAAATTCGTCTGCCATTGCATCTGCTTTGCTTGGCTCTGAACTTGGATCAAAACTTTCATCTGCAACATGTACTGATACCATATCGTCGCCGTTGTTAAGTCCGCCTTTTTTAACTTTTACATTGTCTTTGCCGTACTTTGCTACAGCTTCTTCTGGTGACATACTAGTTTGCTTCCACTTCATATCACCTTCAGCAAACTGGCCCATCATTTCTTCAAACGCTGATTCAATTTCCATTTCTTCTTTGCTTAGTTGTAAGCCTGACTCTTCTACTTCTTCGTCTGATTCACGCATGTCACCTTGGTATACTTCGTAGCCTTCTAAGTCCATTGGACCTAAAGTTGTTGCACGAGTGTTTTCACTTACTAGGTTATAAATGTAAGGGAATACATCTTTAAGTTCTTCGTTAAACTGACGTATAGTTAATTCATCAATCCAATTTTCTGCAACATCTTGTGGTACTTCTTTTACTTCTGTTTTTTCAAAACTTTCAAATGCTTCAGTATAATATGCTTTCTTTTGTAAACTTTCTACAGTCTTTTTAACTGTTGTTAAACGTTCTTTAACAACATCAACATATCCAGATAGTCCTTCTGCCATTACATTTGAGCGACTCATGTAACTTTTGAATTTCTTTAATTTAGATAGCTCTTCGCTTAATCCTACAATATGTTTACCAAATTCGTCATACGCATTGCCGCCTTCTGCAACGTGTCTCGCCATTGCCCTAGCACCATTAATATGTTTATATGGATATTTAAATCTTTCGCCTTCTGCACTTTCAATATAGATGCTTTCAACGTTTTGTGTTCTACCTGCAGCTCTTTCTTGATTCACTGCTTGGTTATGACGTAATACAAGCCTTGCGCCATCAAAATCTTGATAACTTAATCTACTTGTACCGTAAAGTTTACCTTCGCTCATTGTTTCTTCCTCTGTACGGTTATTTGCTAAAAATTTGTAATCTCTTCTATTTAAATTTGATTTATTAATATCTCTAGTATCAAAGTTTAACATACGCTTTTTTGCAAATTGCCTTAATTCCTTTAAAAAATTGTACCAACTCTCTTTAGTAAGACTGTCTTCGTTAGTAACTAGTCCTTGGTTGTATACTACTGATACTCCCTTTTCGTCTAAACTAATAGATATCTTTCCTACAGCTCTGCCTTCAGTTATAAAATCAAAATCATAAAATCTTGCTTGTTCAGGCGTTGTAGTTACATTGCCTTCACCGTCGCCAATAGTAACACTCGGAAAGCGTCCTCTTATCTTATTAAATAATTCTTTGGCTACTATGTTTAATGTTTGCATATTGTATTTATCAACTCTTTAATAGTTTGAACTAATGAAGATTGGCATTGGCGGTTCGTAATCACCGTCATCTTCTGCTTGGTTAAATGTATTATAAATTCTTGGATCCCAGTCTTTTAGTACTGCCATCATTCTTAATGCAAGTAATGTTGCACTTACTAAGTCGTCTGAAGCACCGGGCTTTGCTTGGTAACTACTACCTGATGCAATATAACTTTTAAGTTCTGATATTAACGGTTTGCTAACTACAGACATCTTTTCGCCTTCAACCATAGTCTTTAATCGACTACAGGCGGTAATTTTTGTTCCATGAGTAGTGTTAAACCCTTTGCGGAATTTACGTACATGACCTTTACGCATTGGTTCGCTTACAAATAGCCCTGGTATGTTTTCTTCACCAAAGTCATTAATTACTAGTAATGCAGCTTCTCCTATACCGTTGTTTTCTACACTCCAGTATATGCCATTTGTATTACCTATTTCTTGTTCTAAGTATCTACATATATCAGCAAGTACTCTAATTTGTCCAGGTATTGCTGTTTGGTTATGTTGCCATTCTGCAACTTGTCTATAACTAGGTAATTCATATACTTCGATTGCAGCATTATCGCCACCTGTACCCATACTAGGATCAAGTGCAACAGCATATGTAAATTCACTACTTGGCTTTTTGTACCAACGTGTTTGGCCCATATTTAATACAGGATTCTTGCCTTCCATGTTTGCCAAATATATACTATTAATAAGTGTTTCGTCAAATACAAGAAATTCACAACCATATTCACGCCTAAACTTTTCTTCGCCTATGCGTCCAATTTCTTCTTCTTTCCACTCATCGTCTCTATCTGGATGTTCGTCCCATTGTGCTACAAAACTATGAAATCCATTTATACCTACATCAGTTTCGTTACCATGAGAATCAAACTTTTCTTCTGCTTGTTTCCATATCATAGCAAACGTATCTTCGTCACTGTTAGGTGTGCTAGTAATAATAGCTCGTCCACCTGTTGCCAGTGTAGGAGATATTGAAGTCCAAAACTCTTCAGCAATATTAGGTTGCACAAATGCAAACTCGTCACAGTATAGTAATGATATACTCATACCACGCCCTGTATTACCTGTTGTAGTTTGTGCTACAATACGTGATCCGTTTTCAAATTCAATTGATTGTTTATTATAACTTGTAACTCCTGCTCTAATATGGTCTGGACAAGTTTCATACACGTAACGTATACGTGACATAATTTCTTGGGCACCTGTATATTTGTGTGCTGCTACAAGTATAGTTTGATCTGAATTAAACATAGCATACCAAGCAAGGTATATACTAGCACACGTAGTTTTGCCTGTTTGTCTAGGCATCATGTTTATATTAAATCTAAAACTGTGATAACTATCCATTAATCGTAATTGATACTCATACGGATCAAATAATAGTTTACCTTGTACAGGATGTTGTATGAATGCAAACTTACGTGCAAAGTACATATATCCATTATCCGGATCCATACAGTTGGCCAGGTCTTGAATTTGTTCTTCGTTGAACGTTTCTTTTTGATTTGCTTTTTTGGTGAGAACACCGTCTAAACTCTTACTCATAATAGTATTTAACCAATTATATCGTCGTAGTAGCCTGTATCGAATCTTAGATCAAATAGCTTACGTTTGTCTTGTTGTATTAGTATTGGAACTGGAGAAGCATAATCACCGTGTGTAGGTTCACTCCACAACCATTCGTATTTCTCGCTTACGTCAACTTTTTTGCAAAGTTTTTTAAGACGTCTACGATTGTATCCTTTACAAATGTATATAATTGCTTGATTGTTATCTAGTTCTTCTATTTCGTTATCCCAGTATTTTACTTTTATTTCACCCTTTTTCCATGCCGCTCCGCTCCACGGACACACAGGTTTTATATGTTCAAAGTACTTGGTCCAATCTGTCATAAAAGTATTTACAGAAAAAAATAGGCTCCTAAGAGCCTATTTGGATTTATTAAAATTTAATAAAGTTGTTACTTACAACCGCATGATGCACATGCCATTAATTTCTGTTTGCCTGGCTTACCACATTCAGGACAATCAGTTTCTTTTACTTTTTTCTTTTTGCCACGTCCACGTCCTTCGGCTGCCATTTTTTCATTTAATGCTGCCCAAAGTTGCTCTTTAACACTAGCTTCAACTGTTTGATGCATTGCTGGATCTTTTGCACGGATTGCACCTTTTGGCTTTTCGCCGTTAATGCCTCCACTTATATCTTTTGTCATATAGTTATGATCTCTATATTCTTCTTCTGGTGAGTTGTCATAACCTGCTTCAGTTGCTACGTCATCAGTCATTTTGTCGCCTATATGAGCGCCAGCTGCTGTTGTAGCCAATTGTCCTACTGTAGAACCTATAGCTGCACCAACTGGTCCACCTATAGCACCACCTATTGCCGGGGCTGCCATAGAACCTGCTACTCCGCCTGCTACTCCACCTAAGAAGCCTTCTTCAGAATCGTCATCGCCTGGTACTTCGTCTTGTCCTGGCTCTTCAGGATCATCAATATCTTTATCTGTACCAAAGTGTTCATGACCTTTACCATCATATGGTTCGTCAATCATACTTCTAAATTTTTCCATATCGCCACGCATTGGACCTGATGCTTCTGAATCGCCATCAACATCGCCAATTCCTGCATTTTTCATCATGTCAATTAAGTCTGCAACATGTTCTTTTCCGCTTGCATTTATACTCACGTTCATGCTTACTGGAGTACCTGGATTTTCCGGATATCCCATTTCGTTAACAACTGACTCATTCAACTGTTCTGTTGAAGATTCAATGTTGTCCATTTTTTGAATTAGATTCTTTAAATCCATAATTAACTCCCTATTACGCTAGTAGCGTTTTCTTTAATGTCTTCGTCTTTTACTATTTCGCCTGTTACTGCTGATTCAGTAGGATCCATGTCGCGTTCTTTACGTGCAACTTCAAGCTCTTTTAGTAAGTCCATTACTCTGTTGCTTCCAACTTCTGCTTGACCACTTGTGCCGCCCATGTCTTCTTGTGTTAACATTGGCTCATACTCGCCGTCTTCTTTAGGCGTTTGGTATTCTTCTTGTGGCTCGTTTGGATTACGAACAATAAAATGACCTTGGTCTATTCCACAACATTTTGCTAGGTATTCTTGTAATACTTGTGTTGTTGTTGGATAGTTTACTGATACTTCAAAATAAGTTACTTCTGTATTTTGTAGTTGTGGAAAGTCTAACGGTCTTTCTTGTATTGGAGTTTTCTTCCCTGCTGACATATTAACAACATCATATTTCTTTAATGCTGTTTCTAATGAATCGGCAAAGCCTTCAGGTAACTCACCTGCTACTCCTATTTTAAAAGGGTACGTTTTTTTTGTTTCTGTTAAAAATTCTGTGAAAGATTTCATGTTAGTATTTCCTATCGTATATATTATTTATCTTTATCAATACCTTTTAGGCGTTCTAGTAGACTATTCCTATCAGTTACTACAAAGCCTTCTCCGTTAACAACGTCCCCGGTATCTATGGAATCTTTGTCCATTTTTTCTTTTTTAAGTTGCAGTTCTACCATTTTTAGCTTATTATTAAGTTTAGCTACTTTAGCATCAAGGCCAGTCTTAAGCATGCCGCCTGCAACTTCAAACACACGACCACTATAACGACTCTCAACATTCATACCAAGATCCATTAGATCGTCATATGCCGTTAACGCACGGTCAGCAATATCATTTAATTCAGAGTCTGCTTTTTCGCCTAACCCTTTTACTGCAGGCAATGCGCCAGCAATTTTATCAAACTCTGCTATATCACGAAACGTATCTTGTTGTTCAATAACTGCGGTTTTTACTTTTTCTTTTTTTGCATCATCAATAAATTCTTTTGAGTCCGGCAAATTTAATAAGTCTTCTAATTTTTTAGTCATTGGATCTTTCCATTATATGCTAGTATTATTTAGCGTCTTTTGCCGCTGTGGAAAATATCTTTTTCAGATATTACTCTAAAACGAATACCTTTTGATTTGCACCACTTAGAAGCAGCTTCCCACTTTGCTTGATTAACTACCCAAGCAGCTTGATTATGCCTACTACGGCCTAACTTTTCAAATACTGTTTGATTCTCAGGTTTAACTTCAATAAGTTCGACTTGTTGTCCACCTTTTTTACCTGTATAAACTATAAAAAAGTCTGGTACGTATATAGTATGTTTACCTGTTAATGGATTTCTATAAGGTATTTTTACAGCTTCGCTTGCCCATTTTTCTACACTTTTATGTTCGTCACAGAATTTCATAAAAGCAAACTCCCAACTACTTCTATAAGTTGGTGTTCTATTACCTACATACTTTTCTGGATATTTTGGAGTATACTTGCCTTGTGCAAAACGGCCCATGATATTACTCTACAATGTTTCTTCGTTCTAATTTTTCTGAAACTGATGTTGACCGAAAGCCTAGTGTACTGACTTTGTTTCTATCATAATTTAAAATTTCAGCAACGATTTCACTGAGTTGGATTTTATTTAATCCTTTAAGAGTATCAATTATTTCAAATACGTTTACATTATCAATTTTGGCTTGTTGTAATATAACTGTTGCTGTGCTTCTTGCAGCTAATTTTTCAAAACCTTTGTTTTCAAAAAAGCCAACAACTGCATCAACTTGGTTACTTGGATATGATATTGACTCTGTAAAATACTGATCAAAAAATCTTTTAGTTCCGTCAGCTGAGTCGTTAGTTTGTACTGGTAAGTTACTAGACATTAGATGTAATTCCTTGCGTTGCTCTATATGAAGTAACTATTTTATTACCAACTGAAAGGACCCTAGGATCTCCAGAAGCAATTTTTTCATCAACTTCATTTTTAATTGCATTTTTCTCTTGGACTGTTAGTGTATCATATACTCCTAGTCCAACAGCATTACCCTCTGATAGCCCTGCTACTGTTGATGCTACTACACCAGTAGCAACTAATTGTTTTGCTACAGCATCTTTTAACCCTGGTGTATTTGCTAATTCTGTTTCTATTTGTACATTAGAAAGCATCTTATCAACTTTCTTTGTCACAACAGGAGTTGCTGTTGTAACGTTATTCTGTCCTGTTCCGCCGCTTTTTGGAAAACTTGAGTTTGCTAAGCCACTTACGTTTGCACCTGTTGCAGATGATAGTCCTCTACCTACTACACTATACCCTTCGTTACGTACACCTTCTTTAGTTAATTTTTTAGCATTTTTAATTGTATTAGTTGCTTTAATTAATGTTCCTAATCCAACGTTACCGCTACTAAGATCACTAAACACACTTGCACCACCGGCTAATACTCCGCCTGCGCCGAGTAAACTAGCTGCACCGCCGCCTGCTAAACTAATTGGACTAGGTGATGTATCATAATGTTCTGTACCAAACCCAACAGGAGCATTACCTTCTTCAACAGCACCTGTACTATAAAATACTGATTCGTATAATATTTGCATTGTATTTTGTGATGTTTCGCCACCAGCTGATTGATCCATAGTATCATGTTGGAAACTACTAATAATAGGATTAACTAATGTATATGTTATGTATTGATGTCTAGCCATTTGGCTAATTTGAATACTATTAAAAAATGGTGCATACGAATTATTATCAAAGCCGTATCTAAAATTATTTAATGTTTTGCCTTCATATGTATTATGCGGCATAAATCCTGCAGATGTTTGGTTAGGTTTACCAGCTGCATCTAGGCTTCCTAAGTTACCGTCTACGTAGTAATACCTATAATAGCTTTCCCAAAGATAAGAAGTAAGACCCATATTATCATCATGAAATGTAATATTAATTGGATCATAGTCTAATCTAACTTGTAGATTTTTCTTACGATTATATTTGTTCTTAGTTTCAGTTTGTATATTATACTTTGGTAAGTCTGCTGTCTTAACTAGCATGTTAACTTCTAGTCCATGCTTTTTATCAAAGTTGGGACGAACCTTTTTAATTACGTCTTCATTTAGATTAAATGCTACATGATAAAGAAACTTAGTCTTGGGTGCTAATCTAAAGTTATCATCTGTGTATAGTCGGGAAGCATGACGATAGTCCGCCATGTCACCTTTAGGGTTTAAAGCCCCACTTACTAAATTATCTAAAAATCCGCCAAACTTGCTCATACTAATATTTATCCATGTGAGTTATATGCGTAGATAAAAAAAAGGGACCTATAAAAGATCCCTTCTTTAATTTTGTAATTACAATTACGTTTAGCTTACACCAGTTGTAGATGCAATAGCTGCAACTGATCTGCCAATAGCAGTACCAACACCGCCTCCGCTAGCGCCTTGAGTTTGTATAGCGTTGTCGTATTTAATAGCTAGTGAAACTGTAACTGGCTCATTAGCAGTGTATGCTAATGTGTTATAGTTTGCACTTTCTAAATAACAACCGTATACTTCAAAAGTTTCTAACACAGTTGGTGCATAGTTACCGTTACCACCGTCTAGTATTTCGATCCTAGTTACGAACTTATAATCAATTCCGCTTGCAGCACTTGATTGCTCCATAAAGTCGAATTGCTTCTGTAGTTGTTCGCCGACTAATTTTTGAACAGCACCTGTTGCATCGTCTCTTAAGTTCAATGTAATAGCTTCCCAAGTATGTTTACCTGCTAGGTATACTCTTGAGTTGTAAACGTCAATCGTCATAGTTTCGAAGCTAACGTTTGGTCTAGTAACATCAGCAACTTGCTTTGTTAATTCTGTAACTTCCCCTGCACTTACACCAAAGTTCTCCAAGCTCACTCTAAAGCGATATTGAAGTTTTGGCATCAACAGTCCTTGGTTGGAAGAACTGCTGTCACTTGCTAGTGGAACTGTAATTTTTGATAGTGATGAAATAGCCATTTAATTTGCTCCTGTTATAGTATTATTTATCATTCTTACAAGCCTGCTATCTCACCAGTATTTTTCAATCTCAGTGGAATGTATATAAACTCAACTGCTTTAACTGGTTCAATTGCTATATCTAAATAAAGCTCGTTTCTGTCAATTCTGCTTGGTGTATTGTTACTTTCGTCACATACAACTAAGAAGTCGTATAGTCCTCTTGACCCAACCAGTTCTAAACATAAACTTTCTGCTGCTTGTTTGACTTGATCACGTGTGATCTTATCATTTGGTTCAAAGATATAAGGTTTAGCTAACTTGTTAAGTTGACTACGTAAGAATATTACTAGTCTTGCAACGTTAATTCTATCTAAAGAACTAGCGCCTCTTGCACGAGTCTTTTGACCAAAGTTAACAAGTCCTGCACCAGTAATAAACGTAATTGGATTAATGTTTAAACTGTACAGTGTATCTCTTTGACCTTCGTTAAGTGCAACACTTATAAATTCGCCTTCTGCATCAATGTACCCTGTAGCTGAAGCATTTGTAATGCCACCGCGTCTTGTACCTGCTGGTGCAAACCAAGGATAACTAACTTGATCACTTAACGCTAATGTTCTTAGCATCATATGACTTGGTGGAACAACTACGTTGTTACCTGCATTATCGCTTGAGAAGCCCCATGGGTAAAATACACCTAAGTACTCGTCTCTACTTACTAGTCCATCGCCATTATCTTCAACAGCAAGTTTCACATTTGAACCCCACTCGTTAAGTGATGTAGCATCGGATTTTAATTTAGCTGGTGAATCACCTACAATAAATGCTGTTAAGCCTCTATCAAAGTTTAATGAAATCATTTCGCCAATTAGTTCTGGATATCCTGGTGTTGCCATTAAGTTAAACACTCTTGACTCATCATCTCTAATTTCGTCATTACTGTTAACCATTGCTTGCATTGCTTGAACAACAACTTTACGTTGTGCTTTAGCACCAAAGCTACCGGAACCGTCGTCTTGGTTAGCTGATTCAGTTACCCAACGGTGTGTGTAGTAAGCACTCATTGACTCGTCGCCGCTACGTGCATTATCTAATGATGTATCAACATAATTTCTTACAAATTTCTTAACATTAAATCCTGAACGTCTTGTGTTCCAAAGCAACATACCTTTTGGATATAAAGCTGGATCTGGAGCGTCTGCATCTAAGTAGTTACTTACTAGTAAGTCTTTAATGTCGCCTGCTGCAGCACTGTTTGAACCTGCTGTATTATAACGAGCATCTCCAAATAGTACACCATCTTCAGTAGTTTGATCACCTTTATCTAGTAATACCCACTTTAATGTAGAACCGTTATATTTGTAAATTAGCGGATAGTTTTCTAAATCTGCTGTGCTAATCCAAATATCACCATTTTTAAGTGCTGTTCCATCTGATTGTAATGTTGGCTCTGAAGCTGAAACTTGCGGTCCTTCTGGATCTGTTTTGTCACCGTCAGTACCTGCATAAAATGGACTTGATGCGTCTAAGTATCCGACCCAAGTAGTACCATTATGTATCATTAAGTCAACTTCGTCTACAATTGAATTGTACCAAAGTGTACCGTCTGCTGTTAATGCTGTTGGTGCATCTTCGCCTGCTGTATATGCTAATACTTTCCAGTTTGAAGCAACAAAGTCATTAACTGAATCGCCTGCTGGTACAGCATATAAGTTTGGAGTTCCTGTATTTGCATCTACATACGCAGCAAAGCCAATAAGTGCTAATGCGCCGCCTGTATCGTTAATACGGAAATCTCCGCCTAATGTGTGTTTAATTGAAACTTTATTAGCTGCATCAACTGTTGCAACAATGTTAGTAAATCCTGCACTGTTAATAGCGCCTGCTAGTACGTCTGCATCACCTGAAGCACCTGTTGCTGTAAATGTTACAGTTTTTGCTGTTTGTAATGCCGCGTTATTTGCTAAAGTTTCTTGAATTCCAAAAGCATAACTTTGTGACGAAAGCTGAGTTCCTACAGCTGAACCTGTTACAATAGTAGCGCCTGCTGCTGCTCTTTCAAATATTTTAAATGTTGCTAAGTTAACAGCTTCTTCTGCTACGTTAGTTTGTACATATAACGAACCTGCTGCTAAGTTTGCACCACCGCCGCTTTTGTCCATCGCATATAATGCTGATTGGTTGTTAGCATAAATTGGAGCTGCAACTTGTGTCCATGTTCCTGTTCCAACAGCGTATTGCTTAACTCTAACACGAGCACCTAAATTAGGCTCAGTAGTTTTAAACCAAATACTGCCTGTAGGTCTTGGAGTAGTGTCAGTTGACTTATACTCTGGTACGCTTGTGTGTGGAGCAGTTGATAACGCTGGAATTGCATAAGTTCCTGCTGGAATCTTAACATCGTCTGCAAGTCCTGTTCCTTCTGCAATAATAATAGTTGCTGTTGAAGCACCTGTGTTGTAAAGCTCTAACTGGCTATCTACTACTGCCGCTGAAACGCCTGCAATTGATAAACCGTTAATGTCACTTACTACGTCAGTTAATGATGTTCCGCTTGATGTAACAGTAGCACTATTAATTGTCATTGTTACTCCGCTTGCAACACTAGCAACAGCTGAAGAACTTTTTACTGTAGCATGACTGCCTTTCCAAGCTGTGCTTCCAACTTGTACCCAAGCACCGCTTGCATTTTTGTAAAACAACTTATTTACTGTTGTAGTTGCAACAACCACATAATCACCAATTTGGCCAACTGATGTCTTAGGGTTACCTGTTGCACTATTGCCAACTAGTTTTGTTACGTCTGTGATAACAGTTGGAACTTTATTACTAAAAGTTTGTCCACCTGTTGTAGTAGCTGAATTTGAATTCCATTCAAATATACCAAAAGTTGAAGTTTGTGTATCAAACCAACTTGTTCCGTCTGCTGGTGCAGCCGCTGGTGCATTTGCTGATGCTTTTAATTCATTAAGGTCGATGTCTGCACGAACAACATATGCTCTATTGCTAACACCAAGCATTGAATAAGCTGCTTGTAATCCGTACTCGTTAAGTTCTCCTGCGTGTACTGGATTGTTGTTTGAATCTGTTATAAAAGTTGGGTCGCCAAAGGTTTCAGTAAGGTCTCGTTGCGAAGTAAGTAAATACGGCTTACCTGCGTTTGCCTTAGTCGTTCCTGCTGCTGTCCCTGTGCCTGCGCCATTGAGTTTATTCTCAGCGGAAGCAACGAATATCATTGGTACTGTACCTGGTTCAGCTGGGGTATAGAAACTTTCGTCTATTACGCTAACCTGTACTCCTGGTGATGTTAATGCCATTTTGTTCTCCTATTAGGTATAAGTTGTTATATGTATTTAGCATCTAGGATAAAAAAGGACGTCGAAAACACCATAAAAAAGGGACCAAAAAGGTGAGGTAAATACAGTATGAGACCATTATGCGTCTGCGGACAGCGTCCTGCAGCTATTAACTACAAAAAAGGTAATAAAACTTACTATCGTAAGAGGTGTGAACGGTGTTTAAGGACAGGTGGTAAAAGTATCGGTGTTCCTAAATGGAAACAGTCTGGTTACACTAAAAAAAGAGAATGTGAGAAATGTGGATTTAAAAGTAATCATCAAGAACAGTTTAATGTGTTTCATGTAGACGGCGATCTAAATAATTGCCGCCCAACAAATTTAAAAACAATATGTGCTAACTGTCAACGTGTAATTCAGAAAGAAGGTACCCGCTGGAAGCAGGGAGACTTAATCCCCGATTTTTAAAAATTGTTCTTATTAACACATCTACGTTCTTTTTTAATCTTTGTAGATCTCCGTTATTGTCAATAGTGTAATTACACATCCATTGTTCAATACTCATAGAACTATAATTTTCTAAAGGCAAGTGATCTGTTCTATCTACCCATATAGCATGGTCAAATATTTCTTCATTCTGCATTGCAAAGAATTCACGCTTATTACGCAACCCGCAATAGATATCGTGATCTGCAAATAAGTTACGGCCTAAACGTGCTAAGTCATCTTTACAATAGTCATGTATCATATTATACCATTCAGTACGACGATTGTGTCTATCTGCGTAACATTGCTCTTCGTTGGCGTACCCATACTGATCTTTTAGATCGTTGAATATAAAAAGTTCTGAACAAAACTTTGACGATGATTGAAATGTATAACCGTATGCTTCTAACATTTCGCAAACAGTGTCTTTGCCGTGACGGCCATGCCCAACAACTAGTAATTTAGGTAACACTAATATAAACTCCTTTAAGTATCTTTACAGTATATACTCGTTATTAGTGCTTGTCAAGTCTTTTTTGATATTCTTCTTCAAATCCGTCTTCGTAGATATAACTTTCATTATTTCCCCAAAGTCTTTTAAAATATGAATGGTAGGTTTTTTCGACTTCTATGTCGCTCCAGGATATATCAATTAGTTTACCTTTGATAATCCAATTTAAACGGTTGGCTTCTTTACGTACTTCTGGTGAACACATGACTTCTCCTTGTTACATATTGTATTTACAAGGAACTAAAATCGTTAGCGTTAACTTAGGTGGTTTTTAACCTATTGTGAAACCATAGCCAACACCACCGCCAACTTGTAATGATAAGTCGCTTTGTAGTTTTTCTAATTCAGCCTGTGCTTCTGCTTTTAGTGTTTCACCATTAAGTGCTGAACCACCTTGTGGTCCTGCTATAGTAGCGAATTTTGAACGTGCTTCACCTAGCATATATTTACAACCAGCAAGTGTATAATCTTTAATCCACTGAATTGCTAGGTAATCTCTAAGTAGCTCGGTATCAGGACGATAATTGTAACAATACATCATTACATTTTCGTCCGCTCTTGGTCGTTGGAGAATGGTTAACTTTTTAGTAGTACTATTCCATTTAAATTCAATAAATGATCCAAACATGCGTCCAACTAGTTCTTGGTACTGACTAAACATATCATAAGTTGCAAGGCCGCCCATATTAGAACTTGATAATAAGTATGCGTTTGTGTATGCTAAACTGAAAGGGTCAAATAAACTTCCTCCACCATTTTCGCCACTATCATAAAGTTTTATATTTACAACATCTCCAGTAGCTAGTGCCGTATTAAACGTAATGGTTCTTGAAGCATCATCAGTAGAATAATCTGTAGTAACTGTTCCGTTAATTGTTACTACAATAGATTGTACTATTGCTAAATTATAATTTACATTGAATACTTGCTGAGAGTCTGTTGAAATTATAGTAGTTGAATAAATTGGACCTCCTGATGCTGAGGTACTTGGACGTGATCCTATACTTCTACGAAACAACTTTCTTACTTCGACAATTTCATTGGCTAATGTATATTCATTCTGATCAGGTATTAATTCTAAGAAGATATAAGATTCTTCCACAGCATTATCTGATCTTTGACGATATGTTGTTAATGCTTTAGTTAACGCTGTTTCATAATGAACAGGGTCAAGTTCAACATCGACCATACCGCCACCTAACATACTATGCACATAGTCAAATATTTGTTGTTTTTGTGTTGCTAAGTCTGTCATATAATTGTTTCTCCAATAGTATTTATCGTATGGAGACACTTATCGATAAATATGTTTATGCCAAGATTAAGTTTATACAAACCCGAGAAGGGTGCAGACTACAAGTTTTTAGATAAACAGATCCTCGAAATGTTTACAGTTGGAGGAACTGACTTATTTGTTCACAAGTATATTGGACCTAAAAATACAGCGGTTGAAGATGCAACTGCTGATCAACCTCATTACGATGTTGTAAAAGAAACAAACATACAAGATATGCTGTTTATGGAAAATAGAGATCGTAAATACGATGAAGATATTTTTTCCATAAGGGGAATATACAATGTACAAGATATTGATTTTGATTTAAGCCAGTTTGGTTTATTTCTAAGCAATGATACATTGTTTATGACTGTACATATTAATAGTAGTGTTGAAACAATTGGCAGGAAATTAATGCCAGGTGATGTAATTGAATTACCTCATTTAAAAGACGAATATGCACTTAATGATTATAGTGTAGCACTCAAACGCTTTTATGTTATTGAAGACATTAACAGAGCTGCAGAAGGCTTTTCGCCTACATGGTATCCACATCTTTATAGATTAAAGTTAAAGCAAATATACGATTCACAAGAATACAAAGATATATTAGACCTACCAGCAGACGAACATGCACCTGGTGGCGATACACTAAGAGATGTATTGTCAACATATGAACAAGAAATGCAAATTAATGATGCTGTAGTAGCACAAGCAGAAGCAGATGCTCCTAAGGCAGGCTTTGACGTTGCACACTACTATACATTAGATGCTAATGCTGACGGTAGTGTTGACCTTAAAAACACCAATAGTGACGGCGACATACAAGCAAAACCGTCTAGATCAGGATATCAAGGGTACTTAGTAGGACAAGAAAATGCACCTAATGGAGCAACATTTGGGCATGGCATATCATTTCCAACTGATGCTGTTGATGGGGACTATTTTCTTAGAACCGATTTTTTACCAAAACGTCTTTTCCAATATGACGGTACTAGATGGATCAAAGTTGAAGGCGATGTAAGAATGACATTATCAAATACAAATACAGAAACTACACAAAAAGGTACATTTATTAATAATACAAGTACTAATGAAATTGCAGGTGAAACTGTACAAGAACGTAGTAGTTTAAGTAAAGCTCTTAGACCTAAGAAACCAGAGGCTGATATCTAATGCAACATTTTTATGACGGACAAATTAGACGATACGTAACCCAAATGGTTAGACTAATGAGTAACTTTAGTTACAAAGATAATCAAGATAATCTTGTAACAGTACCAGTTATGTATGGCGATATTACTAGACAAGTTGGTAGTATTTTACGAGATAACAGTGAGAACAAACTACCTAGTGTACCCAGAATGGGTGTGTATATTGGTGGATTAGAAACAGATAATACAAGAATTTCTGATTCTAGTTTTGTAAGCAAGAAACATATTAGAGAACAAAAATATAATGCCGCTACGCAAACATACGAAGGTATCCAGGGTAAAAATTATACAGTAGAACGTTTACATCCTACTCCGTATATCTTAAACTTAAATGTTGACTTATGGACTTCTAATACAGATCAAAAATTACAACTAATGGAGCAAATATTAGTTCTGTTTAATCCTACATTAGAAATACAGACTACTGACAATTATATTGATTGGACTAGTCTTACAACTGTAAGCATTAGCAATATCAATTTTAGTAGTAGAACTATTCCAGTAGGCACAGAAAGCGAAATTGATGTTTCATCTATGGCATTTACTGTTCCAATATATATTAGTCCTCCTGTTAAAGTTAAAAAGTTAGGAGTAATAACAAATATTATTGCTAGTATACATGACGAATCTAAAGGCACTATTGAAGTTGATTTATCAACGCCTCAGCTCGATGCTTGGGACGACTCCATTGTAATAGGGCGTGTTGACCGCAACGGAAACGAAACATACGAAGCTAGTAATAATACTAATGTTACAACAATTAGTTACGAAAACCAAGGAGTATATGTTGAAGGTAATAGTATTCAACTAATATACAAAGGTAAAGTCGGAACAGTTGATTGGAGAACATTATTTGAAGCAATGCCCGGTACTTATGAGCCAGGAGTATCACAGATACACCTCAGACGCTTAGATTACCAAGATGTAGAATATTCAATTGTTGGAACATTTAGTTTAAATCCACTAGACGAAACAAAAATTAGTGTTAATTGGGACGGAGACTCGCTTCCTGATAATACTGTAATAACAGGTCCAGCTGGTGATAGAAGTAATGTAGACTATATTATAGATCCAGCTACAACTGGAACATCTGCATTAAATTTAAGTTCTACAACGCCAAGAGTGTTAATCCTAAATCCAATTGGTGACATAGTAAATGAAGACGGACCCGATACATGGAAAAACCAAGACGGAACAGACTTTGTAGCACAAGCAAATGACATTATCGAATGGGATGGCGCAAACTGGCATGTTGTATTTGATGCATCTGCAAACGATAGTTCAACTGACGTTGTATACATAACTAATCTTACAACTTCTAACAATACCGTTGGAATAACTCA